AAGTGGTTGATATCCAGCTGATCCTTTATAAACTGCAAGGCACGGTTTGCCGCAGTCTGATATTTTGCTTCATCAAATACACCCATCAGCTTTCCTCCGTTTCTTCTTCATCGACAGGAACCGCGCAGTAAAAGACAAGCAGCGTCACGGTTTCGGAAGTAACTCCGGAAAGCGTGGCACCAATATAAGCACCAAACTCCGAGCCGCCTCTTCTAAGAAGTGTGACCGCCCCTTCCGAATCATCGCTTGTATGGATATGAAAGTATGGTCTGTCGAGGTAGGCGCGAGTAAAATACATCGTGCCGTTTCCGATTATTTCTCCGAACTCAACGGTGTACTTTGCGCTGCTTTGACGGATATCCTCCACCTTGGTTTCTATCTGATAAAGCGAATCGTTGATGGTCGGAATGTACTGACCGACGGTAATGGAAACCTCTTTGTAGTTGAACGGGTTCCAGTCCATACCGACAATCCGGCTGTAGGCATTGATGCCGAGCTTCGGAAAGACGATATGCAGCTCGTCTCCGATTTCCAGACTGCCTTTTTGGTAGAGCGACAACGAGTAGTTCGTCACGTCCTCCGTAGCGTTGTTGGAAAAGGATATATCCTGAACAAGGCTGGAGGACATGATCTCAATCGGTGTTTCTGTTCCAAGGTGCTCACGGATGCCGACGGTATAGCCGGAATATTCAATCTCGCCGCCGGTCAGCGCCACAAGCTGCATCACACAGGCACGGCGGGTAACATTCTTATTTACCCTCAACGTCACCTCTTCCGTAGGGTCAACCTGACCGACCGTGAACGGAGTGCCGGACAGCAAAGTAAGCAGAATGTTCCTTGGCGTATCCGTCATGTCGAAAGCCTGAACCGCATAATCTTCGCCGTTCAGAAGATACGACACATGGTCTCCGGAAAACTCGGTGTAGCAGATGCCGGAGGAGATATTTTTCTTCACTTCTGTTATGGTAAAAATGAGTCCTTCCACCTCTGCCAGTCTGCCGGTGGAGATATACCCCTCGGTCTGTTTTGTGATGATTTTCGCGTCCAGCGAACATTCGCCGTCCAGCTTCTGTATGATGCCGCAGCCGTTGACTGCGGAGTAGGTTTTTACATGACTGCCGCTCGACCCGTCAGCGTTCTGCTCATAAATGGAAAGGCGCGGATTCGGCGGGATTTCACGGTAAACCGCAAGAATGTCAGTATCGTGGGTAATGTACCAAAACGACGCGCTCCACCCGATGAAAGTGAAGCCGGCGCACCTTTCCGGCGAAGGCGGCACGGCATCTTTTCCGTATTCCACCTGCTGTGTAGACCACAGCGTTTCGCCGTCTTTGGAATAGAACCGCACCGTCAGAATCTGCGCCGTATAAACCGGATTGACCGTCAAATCGGTTGTGATGTTGGAGAAATCCTTGTCCCACCCCGTGAAGGTATGACCGGGGATCAGTTCAGGGGTCGGTGCGACTGCGGCATGACCGTGAGCAATATGCTGTACCGATAGAACCCCGCCGTCATATTTCATGAAAACGACCGTATAAGTCGTATCAACATAAGTCGGGCGGACGGTCATATCTTCTACGACGTGGGTAATAGGCACATTCCAGCCGTTGAAGGTTTTACCCGTTATGATTTCAGGAGACGGAGCCTTTGAGGTTATATCCTCGCCGTACTCCGCCTCCACAACGCCGAGAAGGTCATCCCCGGCGTAATTCAAAAATCTTACTGTGAACATCGGTTCCGACCTCCTTTACACGGTTCCGAGATTTCTGAGGGATGCTTTCCCTCGCTGGTACTGGATCTGGGAAACAACGGTCGTGATGACCTTGCCGTCAATCATAATCGGCTGGCTGAGTTTCACTTCGCCGTTGTTATAACCATTCCCGTTGAAGCCACCGACCGTCGCATTCATGCTGGCATTCATCTCCGGCAGAACCTTTTTCATGTCCATGACAGAAGCCACATCCTTAATGGCATCCCTGACCATGAATTTGCTTCTTTCGATTCCTTCGGCAAGACCGCCCATGAAGTCGGGCATCCAGCTTTCAAAATCCACCAGCGGGCCTTTGTCAGGAACAGAGAAATGCAGATACGACCGGATAGTAGATGCCACATTTTTGACCGCGCTGACAACGGAGCTAATCATGGACTTGATACCGGAAACGATGTTGCTGATGATGTCACGACCCCAGCTATACGCCTGAGACGCCAGATTGGTGATATAGTTCTTTGCCGAATCGAATCCGTTCTGAATCGTGTTCCGGATGTTATTCACCGTGCCGGTAATCGCCGACAGCATATTGTTGAATGCCGTGGTGATGGCGTTCCAGATGGCGTTGGCAATGGTCGTGACCGTGGTCTTGATGCTATTCCACGCTGTTGATATGAAAGTCGAGATCGTGGTCATTACAGTTGTGACCGTAGTCGAAATCGCCGTCCAGATGGTGGTGAAGAAGGTGCTGATGGCATTCCACACCGTCTGCGTCACGGATTGAATCGTATTCCATGTATTTGTCAGGAATGTGGAAATGGCGGTAACCACCGTAGTGAATACATTCTTGATGCCGTCCCACACGCTGACGAAGAAATCGCAGATGGCATTCCATGCCGTGGTGATCGCTTCTCCCATAGCCTGCCATGCCTGAGCAAGCCACTCACCGACAGCGGCAGCGACCTCTTTGATGTTCTCCCACAGATCAATCCAGAACTGCCGGAATTCTTCGCAGTTATTCCATAGATAAATGAAAGCAGCCACCAATGCCGCAATCGCCGCGATGATGAGAATAATCGGATTGGCTGCAAGCACTGCATTGAGTGCCCCGAATGCCTTTTTTACCGTATTAATGATTCCCGCCAGCTTCGGCAGAATCGTCATGACCGTACCGACTGCGGAGATAATTTTTCCTCCGATAATCAGTATCGGTGAAAGAATAGCGATGAACGAACCGAGCTGAACGATGAAATTCTTCGTACCGTCAGAAAGTCCGTTCCACCAGTCCAGCACATTCCGCAAAACGCCCATGAGGTTTTTGAGAATCGGAATCAGGATATTACCGATATCCACCGCCACTGCTTTGAAAGCTTCCTTTAGCTGACTGACCTGAGAGGCAAAGGTCTGATACCGCTTGCTTGCTTCATCGGTCAGCGCCGTGTTGTTCTGATAAGCCTGACTGGATGTGTCGATAGCATCCGAAAGGACACCGGAAGCAAGAGCCAGGGATTTTAACATATTGGACTGACGGACGCCGCTCATGCCAAGTTCATCAAGAACAAGGGTTGCACTTTCGCCCCTCTCATCCAAAGAACCGAGTCCGGCGATAAATGCCTGCAAAGCTTCTATCGGTCTTTTCTCCCATGCGGAAGCAAACTCGGCAGATGACATTCCGGCTACGGAAGCGATTCTGTCGAGGGCTGCTGTTGAGCCATTTGCCGCATCAGAAGCTGCCTTTTCGATTGCTGTTAATGTCTGCGTCATGGCAGTACCACCGGCTTCAGCTTCAATACCAACAGAACTCATGGCTGTGGAAAGCGCCAGAATATCCGTAGTCGTTAAGCCTGCCAGGGTTCCTGCTGAAGCAAGACGTGTACTCATGGCAACGATAGATGCTTCATCGGTTGCAAAGTTATTACCAAGGTCAACGATGGCGGCACCAAGCTTATCTACATTACCGGTTGATTCGCCGGTAATATTAAGGAATCTTGCAAGGGCCACAGCCGCTTCATCTGCTGAAAGGTTTGTGGAGTCACCCAGCATGACCATCGTTTTGGTAAACTCAAGAAGATGCTCTTTTGAAATACCGAGCTGTCCGGCAGCTTCGGCAACAGCAGCAATGTCTTCAGCAGAGGATGCCGTCTCGGTTGCCATTTTCTGAATACCGGCTGCAAGCTCCTCATATTCTGCTTCAGTGGCATCCGTTGTTTTCTTAACACCGGCAAAGGCAGACTCCCAGTCTGTTGCGGCCTTTACTCCGGCAATACCCACCGCAGTTGCTGCAGCAGATAAAGGAGCCAGCGATTTGCCGACTCCTGTGATGGTGTTTCCTACGCTTTGCAGTTTTGTTCCAGTTGCCGCTATCTTCTCAAGTGCGACAGCCGACCTTGATGCCTGGCTTTCCAGGTCCCTCAGTTTTGCTTCTGTTTCGGCGATTTCTCTTTGCAGGGCATCGTACTGCGCCTGGGAGATTTCGCCCCTCTGAAGGGCTTCGTTTGCCTGCTGTGCCGCCGTCTTTAAGGTAGCAAGCTTATCCTTTGTTTCAGAAATGGCATCTTTTAGGAGCTTCTGTTTCTGTGTTAAAAGCTCTGTGTTTCCCGGATCCAGTTTCAGGAGTTTCTCCACATCCTTAAGCTGTGCCTGGGTGTTTTTGATTTCACTGTTTACGCCTTTAAGAGCGGTCTGCAGTTTGGTGGTATCGCCGCCGATTTCAACGGTAATACCGGCAATTCTCGTGGCCATGGATTAACCTCCTTCCGTTTAAAATGAATCCATCATGCTCTGGTCTGCTATTACATCGAAATGTTCATCATCCCTCTGACTTTCACAGACCATGTCGTTTATCATGCCGATGGTAAGAAGGTCGAGATCCCGTATGGAGATCCCAAGCTGTACACACCTCAGCATGAAGAGCGGAGTCGTCATTTCCCGCTCAGTCCTTGGAAGTTTTTTTTAGCATTCACTTCCGTTTCAAGGTTAAGTCCCCAAAGCTCGATGATCTTAGGGAGCACCTGATAAATTGAAAAAGTATTAAATTCCTCAAGCCACTCTTCGGGACTGTCAGCAATAGTACTGTCGGCATGTTTTGCCATAATGAAAGCGATATTTTCAAAAAGCTCCAAAGAGAAAGTATCCAGCATAGAGCCGTCTTCTGTATTCTGGTCTACTGCTTTTTCAAGGGCAGCCAGGTCTTTATAGATGTCCCTTCTGAACTTGATCCTGTAAAGACGAGGAATGGCGGCAGAGGCTCTGAAA